GCGGTTGAGATGGGTAAAAGATTACTGGCATTCGTTCTGTAAATGGCAGCCTCTGCAAGATTGTGAGTACAGGACGTGTGCCAGCACACTGGTAAGTCGAAAATCGGGCCACATTGAAAGGTTTTCTTTGTTTCGCATTCTGAAGTTATGAGGCGCTTAATCTTGAAATAGTCAACTGGTGGTGGCTAAACAGGAGTGCCGGCACAAGTAGACGTTAGCTAATAGTACCCGGTTTTCTCATCAATCACAATTTAGCTTGGTTAAGGCAGCGCAGAATCTAATCATATTTCCTGTCACTTTGTTCCATTTCAGTCTTTGTTTATCAGTTGGACATCAAGTTAGGGAATGTAAGCTCCTCGCCGTTACATTCTTACATCAGCTATTTAATCTCTTAATGTTCCTCTTCCTATTGGTCCGTAAGTTAGTAGGTGATCTTCTAAGACATTCCACTAGTTGAGGTTGTCTTTCTTCTAGGCTTTGCATGATGGGCAAAGGATGCCGTCCTCTTAATCTACGCATGCATAGTGGGTTGCGCCAGCACAAAAATTGCATGGACATACGGTAATGCTAGCAACTGCGAGCCACGCGATGTAAGTATGGTACTTTCGCGTTTTCAAGTCAAAGATGTGCTTCGGAGCAAATTAGCCTTTGATACCTACCCAGGCATGTTGGCAAGAACCGAGAATCAAAGCCGAGCGTGCACCTGATCCAATAGTTTTAACAATTTTGTTTGGACCATCAACTTCAACATAGTGTATAGTTATGCCATCAGTTTCCGCAATCATATGGATTAAATCGGAGGTCTCCGCAAATGTATAGCCGCTTTTAGTTTTCTTTGGCATATTCAGGAATCACTCTTCAAGTTTGGCATAAGGATTTTCAACATTGACTTCTGGCGTTAACTTGTAGTTGAAAATGCCTTATGCCTGTGCAGCTGCTTCTTGTGCATCCGAGTAAGACCTTCAGGCGTGAAACTGGTGAATGAATAACAGTGCAGACATCATACATTAGTTGTTTTCAACTCCACTGCCCACGTCGAATATGTCCCAATCTAACAACAATTGTCAGTCGATAGCAAAATTGTCTTCAGGATTTGGGCATTTTGGTCCTAGCAAACACTTTTCAAGTGGTGCTACTTTCCAGTTAGTATAGGGCTCCAAGTATCAATCATGTTCATCTTTAAAAAGCTCTGTTTAGTAGTTCTTTCCTCTGACAATCACGTGTTTAACCATATATATGGCATCCTTACAC